CTACTATTATAATTATGTCCTAGGATCGATTCCTCCCGGATTAAGATCGAATTCCTTAGAAAGATCCGTGTCATCTTGTTTTGCTTCCATACCATCCTCAGAGAAGATACACTTCTGTAAGGTGGTTGTCACTGTTCGTCCGTCATCTGGATGTGCGAAATGAACGATCAAATCAAACTCTCCAAGTCCCATCAACGTACCATCCGGAGAAGCTTCTTGGAACATTACCTGCGTGGCGTAATCAAGCTCGATGGAGGCTGTGTATGTCCAATTGCCGTAACCTCGTGAGATTGGTTGGGAACCGATACCATAGTTGCTTTCTACTTTTCTTTTCCTTTCCCATTTTACGGCCTTGATTCCATAGATCGCCTCGGACGATGAGGCGAACCCGAAATTGACCTCGATCATGGACCAATCATAAGCACGGCCATTAATAAGTGTCGTAGTACTATCTGCCATATGTGTTGTTTTTAAGCGTTAGTTAAAGCGAATCCTTCCTCTACGATGATCTTTGATGTCACGCCTACTGGAACGATTGCGTATGTTATCTTTAATGTATCGGTCAATAGAATGTTTTGGTTTGAAGAGACCAATACGCTATATCCGGAGATCTCGCTATTACCTTCCATCGTGCTTAGGATGTTCTTGACAACATTTTGGTATTTCTTGATCTCGATCTCAGCCAGATATCCGGTTTTAGGATTAACCAGTACAGGTGAGTTCAAATAGGGAAGGAGGGCGTTTCTAATCGCACGCCTTGATTTATCGATGGCTCTGTTTCTGGCGATGGTCCTATAATCACCATTGGAGCAAGTCCTGTCTTTTGAGAAATAAGTACCATTTGCTCTTCCTGCGTATTTGATAGGGAAGACATATCCTTTTTCCTCAATCTCGTCAATTTGTGCTGGAGCCAATGCCTCGAATTGCAACATGCTGACAAAATCCTCTCCAGTGTCGTTAAGTTCTATATTACCGAACCCGAACTCGATCTCGCTCATATGTTTGGAAGTCAGGTTGAATTGGTTTACCCAAGCGATAGACTCACACACCTTTGCTTCCGCTACACAACCCAAGGCCACGCCTACGCAACCGATAGAAGAGTGCTTTGGGTTCTCGATTTGCATTTGTCTTAATAGCTCGGATTTACCTTGCCCTAACAATGCTGTCACACGTGGAAAATCTCCTATGCAAGATGGGATCTTTACCAAATCAATGGTCTTGATAGATCCCGTGGAATCTGCGGATGTGGAGTTAGCTGTTAATAATACTGATAACGGACGGTGCTCGTTAGCTAGCTCTTCGGCGATCGTATTGATATCGGCCACTAGATTTAGCGAATAATCATCTTCTGAGCTGGATGCTACAGACCAAATGTTTTGTGATGTCCAGATTCCTAGCTGCTTAATATCTCCTTTAGCTACAGACTGGATGGTCTTGATTGCGTTCCAGTTCTTTGAGCAATCGGCGAACATTACATATAATGACCCATCCGGTTTCATGCGGAAAAACTCTGAGATATGAAAATAAGGGATACCATAGAGAAAGTTTGATTTATCTTTTTCAAATTCAGTAATACCTAATGTCACAGCCTCGTTAACGGAGAACAACTGGATAACGTCCCCGATTTTTACGTTAGAGGGCATCTGCGTATCGGTTGGGATGTCAAAGATCAATCCGCTGATATGATCGTTACCAACAGAGGTTGGTGTGAGATTGCCGTCTTTTCTGATGAAAGATACTGTTCCTATTGCCATGTTTTATTTTTTATGATAGGGATTTTGATATAAATGAGCGTTCGGGTACTGGATCGTATAAGCTCCACCCTTATTATCAATATAAAGTTCCTCGTATCCAGTGTACATTTTCAATATCTTGTTGATATTATCTGGAATGATCTGGGGAGTTGGTTCTTGAAGGGTCTTTAGGGGAGCGCTCTCTTCCATGCCTTCAATCTTATCGCCAGTCAGTTCAATGATTGGCGCTTCTTCTGTAATTGTGGTTTGCAGAGACTTTTCGGTAATCTCTTCCGCTTCTTTCTTGATTCTTGCCATTTTAATATTATGTATATAAAAAAAGGAGCGAGACTTGGCCTCGCCCCTTATCGGTTTTGGTTATTGTTTGGTCTTATGCTTTGGCGGTCAGTTTATACGCTGTCCAAACTACGATCTCTGCCGGACGTACGATATTAACATCCATCTTCATTCTCATCTGGAAGAAGTATAGCTCAGAGTTGGCTTGTAAACGATCGATCTTCAATACCTCCGTATCATTGGCATAATCAACGCCCATCCATAAGTTAGAGTCCATTCCGGTACTGAAATTACCAAGAACGATAGTGCTCTCCGGAATGCCTACGATAGGAACGATTCTCTTACCCTTGAACATATATTTGTTGACTTGGGTATTGTCGTTGTACTTGTATTGTTTGGATGTTACGTATTGATCATACAAGTCCCAAGAGGCCCAGTCCATGATGTAAACCAGATTGTTCTTTCTGATCTGGTAAGGACATTTCTGCCACATCGTGTACATGGCAGATTCGATCTTCTCGCCAGTATCCAATTCTGTATTACCAGCCAATACCGCAGTTTCTCCATTGATACTTTCCTTTAGGTTGGCCAAGATACGATAGATAGCTCCATCGAAATACTTATAGGAACCCGCTCCCAGATCAACGCCGTTTGTCGGTTTTGTCAACGTATCCGTGATAGCCGCAGTTCCACCCTTTACGGATTGCCAAATAGCGTCCCCGATAAAGGCGTTCTTCTTGTCCATCAACAATCGTAACATCGTTGCCTGTACTTTCGGGTCAAGCTCACGGAATACTAAATTACCATCCGGTTGAGCGAACATCCAGTATTTCTCGAAGTCACGAGGATTGAACTCTAGATAAACCATGAAATCCTTCGGTTCCAAATAACGTTCACGGAACGTGTATGTTCCTTTGGAATCTGTCGGGCTTGTTGGGGTTGGTTTGTTATCTTGGATGATCTCACCTAAACTTACGGAAGGAAGGGTGTATTTGTATTGGATACCACTCTTGATATGGATCAAACCCTCCTTATAGGTATCATTGCCTTGGGCGGTATAGGTCAGCAGGTCCTCTAGGACTTCACCTGCGTATGAGTTTTGTGCAAAAGTTACACTTGCCATAAATTAATTATTAAGGTTTTAGTTATTGTTTTTACTTAAGTGACCCAAAAGTGAAGTCCTTGCCAACGACAGCCTCTACCTGTTCGGCCATTTTAGCCTCTACCGTATGGACACTATCTTTCACTTTTTCCACATTATCCTTGTCGTTTTCAATCTCTGTGGAGATCTTATCTCTGGCTGGGATAGAATCCAACGTTGCCTTAGCCAAATCAAAATTCTTCATCGCCATGTCCATCCAGTTCTGTTTAGCTGAATCCTCGATCTTACCGGCTTGAATAGCGTCTTGGACCATAGATGCGATTTTCTGGTTCATAACCTCTTTCTCAGCATCCTTGTAAGTTTTCAATTCTGCTTTAACATTTTCTAGCTCTTTAGTCAGGTTCTGGTTCTTGGTGATCTCTCCCTCTTTCTCGATTTTCAAGGAATCGATAGTCTTGTTAGCCTCCGTTAATTTATTCTCGACACCAACCAATTCCGTGATTCGTGCCATGACTTGTGAGACCTCTGTTTTTTCCTTGAAACCAAGAGAAGCGACAACAGCACCAAAATTGAAATCAATAGTCTTGTTTTCTTCCATGTTATTTGTCTTGGTTTTATTTTCTACTTCCGTAGGTTCTTGTTTGTTTTTATTAAGATTAGAGATACTATCATCTAAAGGTTTATTTACCTTATTTAGAGTGTCATTAAGCGATAGCTCATTGCAAACAGAGGTGATTGTGTTCTGGAGGATATGGCTGTCTGTAATGCCCTCTATTGCGTTCTTGACTTTCTCTATTTTCTGTTTTGAGGTCTTTATCACGTTCTCCGCTGGGATGATGCCCGCCTTAACCGCATCTTCAGCCGTGAAGAACGTACCATCGGAATCTTCCTTGCCAGACATGATCTCCTTTACCTTGGTCTTGTTGAACCCCCATCTCTTCATGTAGATCATCTCGATCTGTTGCCGGAAGGCTTTCACGTAATCAGGTTCCTCGGTTTTGGCCTTTGTCTTGCATCCGTCTTCGGTGTTGCACTTATCGTCTTGATCGGAAGCAGTATTGAAAGGGTTGTGGACCATTAGGATCGCATAATCCCTCATTAGAGATTTGTCTCCTGCGGCCCAGATAATAGAACCCATAGAGGCGGCTAGACCCTCGTTTATACATTCCGTGGGAATCGATGAGTTTCTGATCACTGAGAACATACTCATACCATACAAAACAGAACCACCTTCACTATTAATGAGGATCCTGATCTTGCTTGGTTTTATGTAGCTCTCTATCCATAAGAACTCTGAGTTGAATGCGTTGGCACTATACTCGTTTACGGCATCAAAGAATCGAATGTCGCAAACTTCATTGGTTTTGGCTTCTCCAACGACATATTTGAATTTTGTCGTATC